ATGGAATGGGCATTTCATAGAACGCCACCCTCTACCTGATGGTACACTACTTGCGCCGTAAGACACAAGTACCTTAGCAATTGGCGAATCAGACATCAAGTTCCCTTATTAAAGATAAGAACATATAAAATGGCATAGTTGCATACCATTCGCCAACATCTGTTGTTCCTTTTCTTTTGTGAACTACAGCACCTGTTACGGCATTTGCGTTATCTACTTCAACTACTAACTCTTTAACCCAACCAGATAGTTCCATCTTTTTATGGTCTTTGACTTCAAAAACAACATCATCAATACCTGAGATGTCACCCTTATCTAGACTTCCTTGTAAAGCACGGCGTTCTGCTTTAGGAAATCCATTGGCTTTAAGGTATTTAACTACAGCAGTTTCTGCAGCAGTACCTTTCTGTTTAGATTTACTCATCTTCACCTATATTCGATTCGTTATTGCAAGTGCAATACCACGTCTTAAGACATATATAACATTTGCCATCATTATCCTTAGACATTAATCTCTCGGTCAATATCATCAAGGTTCATATATTCAGGATTAAACTTTAGATACACAGCATCAGTACCACTAGCATTTGCAGCACCATATCTATTCTTAACAGGTGATACAGCCATATCTCCTGCTGGTGTTATTGCCATTGTACAAATCAATGCTGGCATCTGTGAAACTTTACCTTGAATACTTGAACGTGGTGGACAAGGGTTTCCATCAAATGCTTCAGAGGTATGATGTAGTAAAAGAATTGCAGCGTTAGTATCTCTTGCTAAGAATTTGATTTCTTTCATAGTAGAGCGCATCGCTGACCACTCTTCTCCACCACCATCTGAAATATCTACAAGGTTATCTAAAACAATTAGATGTGGATTCTGTCCGTGCACTTCTTCAAATGCTAAAACTTCTTCATCTAAATCTGTTAATGATGGGGCTGCTTCAAATGACCAAAAGATATGTTTAGCGTTCTTATTAATAATATCTTTAGCCCAAGATTGTTCTTCTGAAAGTATTCTTTCTGCTTCATCTTGTGTCTTACTTGTAACCATAGAAAACAAACGCATACTCATTGTGTGTGCGCCAGTATCTGCTGAAACATAAAGTGTTGGAACATTAGAACGAAGAGCAATAGCGAGGGCAAGAGTTGACTTGCCCACGCCTGGTGCTCCAGCAAACATTGAAACTTCAGAACGTCTAAGAATTATTTTCTTCTTCTCAAATGCTCTGAAGACAGGACGAAGAGGTTCCCCTCCTGCTTCAGTCTTGCCAATTGTTCTGCTGAGAGTTCTCATTGTTTAGACCCAGCCTGGCTCTCCACGCTTAATCCAAATTGGTTCGCATTGGTCTGAAGTTCCTTTAGCAGATGGACACATCCACGCTTGCCAAGGTCCTTTACCACTTGCTCCTGCTTTGTGTTTGCGTGTTCCGTGTTTGCAACTTGGTGATGGTGTACTTGGTGCAGCAACATTAATTGCTGTAACAGTTCCACCAACAGCACTTGCAATTTCAGAAATAGACATTGGACTCATTACTTCTTCCAATGCACCAATAACTGATTCAACTTTTCCAGCAACAGCATCACTTACGTTTTTGCTGAAGGCTGACCAATCATCACCACGAACGGTAAGGATTGTTCCTTTCGGTGTCTTTACGTTTGCTACAAACGTTGACTCACTTGACATTGATTACTTCTCCTAACGGAAGATGGTTCTTACCATCTACCCAATAGCAGTGCTCCTGATAGGAACACAGTTTACATCCCTCGAAGTTAGGCAGATATAAATTATTCTCTCTCGCTTTTTGAAAGAGACTAACCATTTCATCTAACTTTCTTAATGTAAATTTATCTAGGCTAGTAGGAATACTTGTGCTTCCTTGTCTAGCCATCCAGTATACGCCGTAAGACGGACGTATTCCCAATGCACGTTCCATCATACAAGCATAAACTTGTAATTGTAAATCTGATTGTGGTGTTCTTATTCCTGTCTTAAGGTCTAAGATTACTAATTCACCTTCAGGTGTAACGAATACTCGGTCAATGGCACCTTTCATAAAGATGTCACCAATTTTAATTTCAATCATTAATTCAATGGCAGGTCTACCTTCAGGTGTTGTCCATAGTTTCCAACCTGAACCTTTACGCCACTCAACCCAGTTGTTTAAGAACGTTTTTCCATTCTCAAACCACCAATCATAGTTCTCACCATTAGGGTTAGCCTTAGTTGTTCTTGTTGATTGTCTAAATGAATCTTTAGGTATTAAGTCATAACTTCTGTCTTTAGATTCAAATGTCCAAGCGTCTGACCAAATCTTATTAATATCCAATTTGATTAAGCCTTTCTCTTGGAATAATTTTACCATAACTTTCTTGTATTCCTATGTTCCAACCGTCCTCGGCGCGTATCCAACCAAGCACTTCAACTTCTTTAAACTCTGGCGCAATAGCAATAGCACCAACAATTATTAAATCTCTGTTTAAATCTTTATGTCTTACGGCAGGACCAGATTTAGTTCTGACTCTTCTAACTTCAATGTTAGTTCCAACATCAGGAATAAATTTATTATTTTCGTGTTTACTTTCATCCCAAATAGATGCTGTCCAATATTGATTCATCGCTTTAGCAACTGCTAATTCGCATATAGCACTAGCAACTTGTGCTGTTCTATCATCTTCCATACGAGACCTATCGTAATAAGATGCATCAGATTTATCCCAGTTCGCTGTAAATCTTCTGATACCTATATAACTTGCGTATTCATATTCCCAAGGTTCAAGTTTAATTAACATTATTTTCTGTCTCCCATAATTCTAAATCATAGATTTCTGTTGCCTTGTGTACTGCTGAACCACCAAGATTCCAGATTGCTGGTTGCTCATCAACTTTTGCTATGCGTCCAAGATAGTACTGCCATCCACAGTTTAACCAAGTTGTTAATGATGAATATGAAACGTGTTCTGGTACTTGATGACCATTAATTTCTAACATTTTATCTCCTGTCTCTTTGTCTCTAAGGATAGTCAGGGAGGGGGAGACAACCCTTCCCTGACCAAAGGAGGAAGTGCAAAACACTTCTAAGTAAAACAATACCAAAGGTTTATCATTTATGCAAACGCATAAATGATATTAATATAATTACTACTATAGTAGTTATATTATATTATATATATTAATACTATAGTATTTAATACTATAGTATTTAATAATATATATCCCCACCCTGCCACCCTCTAGTTTAGTACTAGAACTTTAGGTTTGTCAAATCCCTAATGCTTGTGGTAAGGTGGTCCGTACGAACAAAGGAGATAAATGTTCATACCAATAATTCTTTTAAGTTTCCCTCCTGCTGTAATGTCGGAGCAAATAAAAGAATCTCCTGTCTTAAGTCGTGCTTATGTACGAGGTCAAGCAGAAGTTAAAGGTTGGACAGGTAATCAATGGAGTTGCCTTGATGAATTAGTTTGGCGTGAATCTAAGTGGAAGATAGACGCAGACAATCCTAAATCATCTGCTTTTGGTTTATTCCAGATGTTAAAGACTCCCGAAGATACCGAAATCGAGGAGCAAACAAAACGAGGTTTAAGATATATCGAACATAGATATAAAGAACCTTGTTCTGCCTTAAGACATCACGATAGAAGAAATTGGTACTAATCCTCTAATTCTAATTTAGAATCTATTGGTATAGGTGGTGTTACTGTTGCTCCACAAGACCAGCAATAAGCCCCTTGTAAGCCATATGCGTCTATTTCGTATGTCTCTGTATCAAAATGTACAGGAATCATAATCCACTCGCCATCACACCTAGTGCATCGCGCACTAGGTATGTTGGTGAAATCTTCTTTATTCTTTTCCTTCTTCTTCTTCCACTTCATCAAGATTTAGCATATCCTCGTCTATTAAAATTGTTGTGGCATCAGCAAATTTCATAGCCAATGCACCAATAGTACCTATAATTAAAAGTCTAGTGTTATGACTGGTACTAGCATCTTGCCAAGTATCGTCATCTCTCACAAGTCCGTTAATTATATCTACAACATTTTCACTTTCTTCAACTGCTTCAACTACTTCTTTTTTAAATGCGCTGTTGATGAGTTCTTCAATACGATACTCGTTATTATCAGGCAACCTCGTCTCCTCTCTTATCCCAAGAACCAAACGCATCTCGTTGCGCTGTATCAAATATCTCTGCAACAATACCTAATTCTTTGCGTGCTCGTCTTCTCTCTGTATAGGTAGTTCCTCCCCATACTCCACGAACATCAACGTGTAAAGCGTATTCATAACATTGTCTTAAGACAGGACAATCTTGACAGTACGCCTTTTGCTCTGGCGCTATCTCTTCTCTTCTCCTATTTGAACCATAATTAAAGAACCAATCAGGGTCAGGGTGAGATAAGCACTTCGCTGTTTCAAAGTATGGTGTTATATAGCGAGTACTGATTGGCTTTGCCACGATTTTGTAATCTCCTCTTCGATAGTGGTTTCGCCATTTCGTACTCGATAAATAATTGCGCCAAGGTCAATGATGTCACTCTTAACCCAGCGTTGTCTCTCATCATCACGACTTAAGACATAAAGAGATTTACTTGATGGGTCAAATATGTATGCGTATTCGGTACACATAACATCTTTGGATTCCCAAGTAATCCACAGTTCTTGTTTGTGTTGGCTAGGTATGCCATAGCCAGCGATATGGTCGTCTTCTTCTTTAAGATAGTCAGGTCTTTCAAAACTAAGCGATGACCAACTAGGTTGCTCAAAGACTAGCGTTGATACGACATCATTTAAGTTATGTCTTAAGACTAACTCAATTAGAGTTGGAACCATATTGCTTGGGTATCCGTCCCAATGTACATATTTACCAATCCAAATATCTTCATCTCCAACTGTTCTTCCTACTACTGACCTTGTTGCCATTTTATTTGCCTCCTTGTATTAAGTCAAACGATACCTTACCGATTGACTTTTCTTGCTCTAACTCTTCTTCTGTTGGCACATAAGATAACTCTCTGATTATGTGCCTTAACATAGTTTCAATGCGTTCTAATCTTTGTTCAATCGTCATTGTCATCATCTCTGTCTGTGTCCCAATCCCACTCGTCAATCATTTGTTGTTTGTAATCTCGGTATGCTTCTGCTTCGCATATCTCGCAAAAGTTTCCCCAACTCCTACCGTGACAGGTGATTGCATTATCTAAACTACTCATCGTTGCCCCCATACTAAATACATTAGCACAACGAATCCGATAGATATGATAAGTTCAACAATCATTTGTCGTCCTCACTTGTCTTGAAATCATCACGACAATCATCGCAATACTTACCACCAGTTTTTTCTTGATGTTCACATATCTCGCATAGCATATTATTTATCTCCTTCACAGTTAGAACATATTGTAACTCCATTGTAAATATGTCCACCCTCTTCGTCAAGGTCTACAACATTAGAACAAGAACCACATTTAGTTATTGAATCTATATGTCTTAAGACATCAAGAGTTTCTGGCTTAAGTAGTTCTGCAATTGTTGGCATTAGTATGTTCCCCAATCTAATCCAGATACTTCTTCACCAAACTCATTTTCAAAGGTGAGTTCTTTCAATGGCACATTGAACTCCATTGAAATCTCATCTGTTAACCACGCGACCACATCATCTAGGTCTGGGTCTTCAATGTCCCACTCTTTCATACTTGCTACTGCTTTATCTACATCAAAGGTAACTAATCTAGTTACGATTAGTTTCTTTGGTAGTTTTATTTCAGCGTCAAGCGCAGGACTTGTTGTCATATCTTCTGACTTAAGACTCATATTCCTATCCTCCAATCATTAGAATTTTTATGTCTTACGCAATCACAATAAAGACACATATCGTAATCTGTTTCGTCATTAGCATAAACATAATCGTGTTCTTCTTTGATATGTATTTCTATATATTCTTCAATCTTCATCTTGTCTCCTTATTGAGTTGACCAATCATTAGGGAAACTTTAGCGCATAATTCCTCTTCGTTATCTATAAACACGCCGTCTCCTTCGTATGCATACTGCCACATTTCTTCTCTTGGATTGTACACAGTTCCGTCATTGAAAACAGTGCCTTCAGTTTCGGTGTCGTGTATCCACTCGTTTGTTACATCATCAAACATAATTACATAATGATGTTGCATTATTCGCTCACCTCGTATTCTCTCAACACATTAAGTATTTCTTCACTAATAACTTGTGATGAGAAATCGAGATGGTTGTCATCGACTTCTTTAGTAACCTTAGACCAAACATCATCGGTTATAGGACTCTCTTCAGTATCGAAGATGTCCTTGCTCCACCAAAGGATTACAACTTCTTCTTCGGGGTTTAGTTCTTTCATATTTTTAATTACATCTTTTGCTTTCATCTTGTCTCCTTGTCTCCGTGTCTTATGTCTTAAGACAGGTTTTCTATCGTTCCTACTGATACTGCAACTAACAACATAATCAAAGTTGCAAGCGCTGTCAAGACTCGCTCGCCTCTTTTTGTTAGTTTCATACCACCTATATACATAGGTGAATCTTTATCTGGTTGTGTAGCGAAAGCGAAACCTCGTACGCTCTCTTCACATATGCACAAGTGCCAATCTGCATAGCACTCGTAGCAATACTTATGTCTTAAGTCTTGATTCATTTCGTCTCCTAATCCATTTCTTCTATGATTACATTTGCTTGTTTCATATCTTCTTTACATATATTACACAATCCAACTACATTTGTAGTGATTCCTTCGGGCGTGTTCCAAGATAGAAGAAACTTTCCGATACTTCTTCCTGCCATCTTCTTTGATTTAATTTCTGGGCAATCTCCCATATCGCATAGGTCTAATGTTGGGACATTGTTTCTCTTAAACAATCTATGAATAAAATCAAAAGCCTCAGACTTGTTCTTAAAATTCTGTCTTAAGACTTGATTTATACTTTTCAATGATTGTGTATTTCTTGTACCAAATCTTAAATCCCACGCTAGACTTTGATACACACCTATAAGTGCTACGTGTTGCATAGCGCTTAGGCTAATCATTTCTTCTTTCTGCATTTCGTCTCCTTTGTTTTTCATAATTCTAATTTATAGCCTCGTACTCTTTCCTGTCAAGGATATTTAGATAACGATTTGATAACGATTTTATAGCCTCGTATTCTCTTATCATTTCGCCGTCTCCTCTCCTCTAGTTTGTTTGTGTCGGCTCTGGCTTTTTAGTTCCAGAAGAAAGGGCTTACGTCCTAAGACATAAGCCCTAACTTCCGTATCTAACTAGCAACCTCTTCTAATTTGCCTAAGTAATCTAAGCAAATTCGAATCGCGTCATCTGGTCCCTCGCAGGAATTTACCTCTTTAGTAAATTCGTCTGCGCTCTTTCCTGCTCTTCTGTACTGCTTGTATACCTCAGCCATAAAATAGCGTGGGTCATCTGTAAACATTTCTTGTCTCCTTCTCCTTTGGCTAACCTTTAGCCTCAGGGTCAGGACTTATGCCTTAAGACATAAACCCTGCCTCCGATTCTAAATTTTTGCTTTGAGTGATTCCTCTTTTTCTCTAATTGCTTTTTCGAATCTGAATATATCGAATCTAGGATTATCTATTAGTGCTTGTTCTTCGAACAGGCGTACAGTTTCCCAAATTGCCTGCTCTCCTGCTCCTAGATTATTTACTAACGCTTTGCCAAATATGTCGGCAATTAGTTGGTAATCTTTTCTGCTCATTTCGTCTCCTTGTCTCTTCCTGAGATTAGCCTCAGGGTGAGGCTCTTAAGTCTTAAGACCTAAGAACCTCCCTCCGATTCTATTCTGCGTTTTCTTCTGCGATAAATTCACTATCACAATTTTGGCACATTGGACGGCAATTGTCTAGCACCTTTTGAGATAATCTTATGATTTCTCCACAGTTGCAGACGGCTTTGATTCCGTTTTTATTTCTTGATTTCTTTTGCCCTTTTTCTACCTGTAAAGCCGTAACTGATAGGGCTTTTTCTATTTTCTCGATTTCTTTTTTCCACCTTTTCAATGCGTGTTCTGGCATTGATGTTTTGGATAGTCCAATGCTTTTCTTCTCGCTTTTTTCTATCTTAAGACTGAAGATTTCTTGAGCCGTATTTTGGAATTTCTTATTATGATACCCCTCTTTTGTCACGTCTTGAATTTCATTTTTGAAATTATAGGCGTGTGCTAACTCGTGGAGCAGAGTTCCCATAGTATCTACGGCACCTCTGCTCAAGGATTCAGCAGATAGGAAAATCTCATTTGCTAATTTCTCGCCTTTTTTCCAAGGTGTGAAATGTGTGAAATGACCGTGAACTTTCCCCTTTTCTTCACGAGCCAATGAAACCACAATTTCTGGAAATTCGATTCCGATTTCTTGGATAACTGAGTTCTTTACATCTTCAAGAACTGAGAGCAATCCTGATAGTTCCTGAGTCTTTTCTTTTGTCTTCATTTTTTGTCTCCTGTGTCTTAAGTCGGAACTATTTCCGACCTACTAGAAAAATGTATCATATGCCAATCGTGAGGGGTCAAGGGGAAAATCGGACATTTTCAAACTATTTTTGTGAAGTACGTCACACAGACAAATCGGACAAATCGGACATCTGTGAGGGGATTCGTGAGGTCGTGGGGAATCGTGGGAGAATCCTCAACCCTCAAGGATAGGTCGAGGGTTTGCCTATGGATTAGATTCTGCCCTTAACTTTCAAGACTTAAGGCTTAAGAGTTGACTATCCAATCTATTTATGCTAAAAGATTACAACTAGGGGGAGGGGAGGGGAATAAATAAGAGGGGAGATAGTCTTCTCTCACATAATCTATATATACCAACACAAACCAAAACTAGGGCTAGAAATGCTCTTCCAATCCATAAACTAGCCACTAAAAACACTACCCCCCATTGTTAATTTTTGGTGTGCGTGTATGCGCTAGCATCCCATCTAAAATTTTCCTGGGTTATTACACCCCTTCTGACCTGCGATAATACAATCTGTAAAAAAAACTTTATAAAATGCTGTTACCAAACCTCTCGGTAACACCTTATATATAGTAGAGGACAAAATAATTTTATAATACTGTTGCCTTAACCCATCGGCAACAGGGTAGTATTTACGCAAGTCATCTTTGTTGATGACTTGCTTTAATATAATATAATATTATATATAATACTATCCCTGGAGCAAAAGGACAAATTCCAATGGCAGCAAAAGCAGGATTATCGCACCACCTTAAGGCTGAGTCAGCCAAGAAAAAAGAGGATTACCTTAAGGGTATAGCCTCGGGGATGACTAACGATGCCGCCTCTAAGTTGGCTGGCATCAAACCTGATACGGTCAAGTATTGGATTAAATCTGATAAGGCTTTCCGCGCTGACCTTGATAACGCCAGAACTGATAGGGATGACGTTCGGGCTAAAACCAAGGACGCAGACAAGAACAACATAGGCTTTGAAGCCTTCTCTGAGGAATACCTAGAGATGAAGGTTTTCCCCCACCAGCGCAATTTCATATCCCTTCTAGAAAAGGGTGAGCCTGAGTGGATTCATCCTGCGATGACATATGAGCCTTCTGTAAAAAATCGCGTTTTAATAAACATACCTCCTGAGCACGCTAAGTCAACCACAATTACGGTTAACTACTCAACCTATAGAATTGCCCTAGACCCTAATGTTCGTATCATTATCGTTTCTAAGACTTTGGCTAAGGCACGCGAATTTGTGTATGCCATTAAACAACGCCTTAGCCATCCTCGCTGGCAGAAGATGCAGCAAATGTATGGACCTGAAGGTGGCTGGAAAGAAGACTCAGAGACCTGGCGAACCGACACAGTTTACCTAGGTACTGAAACTAGAGACTCTGGCGAAAAAGACCCAACACTTCAAGCCCTTGGTATGGGTGGACAAATCTACGGTGCTCGCGCCGACTTGATTATCCTTGATGACGTTATAACTGGTGCCAATGCCCACGAGTGGGAAAAACAAATTAACTGGTTACAAAAAGAAGTTATAACTCGTCTTGGTAAAAATGGTAAACTTTTAGTTGTAGGTACACGCATAGGTTCTATAGACCTATATCGAGAACTTCGAAACCCTGAGCACTGGTCTGGAAATAAAACTCCATTCACATATCTGGCTATGCCAGCAGTACTAGAGTTCAACGAAGACCCAGAGAAGTGGGTAACACTATGGGCGAGGTCAGACAGACCTTGGGATGGCGATGAGGACACGACACCTGACGTAGATGGATTTTTCCCTAAATGGGATGGTCCTACGTTATTCCAGAGACGCTCCGAAGTTACCCCTTCTACTTGGGCTATGGTTTATCAACAACAAGACGTTGAAGACGATTCTATTTTTTCACCAGTATGTGTACAAGGTTCTATCCAAGGTATGCGTAAAATTGGGGTATTGCATTTTGGCGCACCAGGTTATCCTAAAGACCCTGGTAACTATCGCGTAGTTATGGGTATTGACCCTGCTATGTCTGGAGCAACTGCAGCAGTAGTAGTGGCTGTAGATGTTGATAACAAGAAGAGATATGTTCTTGATGTCTGTAATATGACAGACCCAACTCCAGAAAAAATTAAAAACCTAATCCAAGAGTGGGCTGTTAAATATCAGCCTAACGTGGTAGTAGCGGAGAAAAATGCCTTCCAACTCTTCCTCACCAAAGACGAGGGAATACGTGACTTTCTATCTTCGCGCGGAATCGTATTCCGTGAGCATTTCACTGGCAACAACAAATGGGACGTTGATTTCGGTGTTGCGTCTCTGGCTCCACTCTTTGGAACGACTACAAACGAAAAATTCGTAAAGAACTCAAATATGATTGAATTGCCTTCAACTGAGAAGTCTGAAGGTGTTAAGGCTTTAGTAACCCAGTTAATAACTTGGAAACCAGAAGCGCGTAAACGTCAACCTACTGACTGTGTTATGGCTTTATGGTTTACCGAAATTGTTATACGTGAGTGGTTAGAACGTGGAAACCATCTTACCCAGTTTACTAATAGTAGATGGCACTCCAGAAGACAACTTAATGCAAGATATGTAATTGATTTAGATGAGGCATTTGCCGAACAACAAGCAGAAGTATTTTACCAATAAGGAAATTAGTGGCTCTTAATATAACACAAATAGCAACAAAGGTAGAAGCGCTTAAACGCCGCAACGCTGCACGCGATGCTCGTATGGGTGACGTTCTAGAAGTACGCAGGGGAAACCTTGTTAACGTATTTCCAGAAATGTTTCCTGAAGGTGCAACTAAGGCTATGATTGCAAACTTCGTAGACGTAGCAGCAAGAGACGTTTCCGAAGTACTAGCACCACTACCTTCTTTTAACTGTACAACAACTAACACTAATTCTGACCGTGCTAAAAAATCAGCAGATACCAGAACCCTTATTGTTAATAACTATGTTCAACACTCACGTCTACAAACTCAAATGTACACAGGCGCTGATTGGTACGGTACCTATGGTTTCTTACCTGTTGTTATTGAAGCAGACTTTGAAAACAATCTTCCACGTATACGTGTAGAAAACCCTATTGGTTCATATCCTGAATTTGATAGATATGGCAAAGTTGTTTCATTTACTAAACGTTATGTTAAAACTATTGCAGAACTCATTACAGAGTTTCCAGAATTTGAAAGAGAGATTCTTAACGGATACAAGATGGATGAGGTTGACCTTTATTCCGAATTAGAAATGATTCGTTATGAAGATAAAGATGTTATCCTTTTGTATTTACCTACTAGAAGTAATTTAGTTTTAACCAGTACTGATAACCCAATGGGTGAAGTAATGGTTCGCGTTGCTATGCGCCCAGGAATTGACAATGAACCAAGAGGTCAATTTGATGATGTTCTTTGGGTTCAAATAGCACGCGCCAGATTTGCACAGTTAGCGATGGATGCAGCAGAGAAATCTATTAATGCTCCATTAGCAGTTCCAAATGACGTACAAGAATTTGCCTTTGGTCCAGACGCTGTGTTAAGAACTGCTCAACCGCAGAACATTCGCCGTGTAGGCTTAGAGGTTCCACCTGCTGCGTTTACTGAAGCAGAATTATTACAAAGAGAAATGCGTCTTGGCGCACGTTATCCTGAAGGACGTTCTGGTGTTATTAACGCTAGCGTTGTAACAGGACAAGGTGTACAAGCCTTATTAGGCGCATTTGATACCCAGGTTAAAACTGGTCAACAAATTTTGGCAGATGTATTTGAAGACGTAATTGCATTATGTCTTAAGATGGACGAAAGACTATTTGCAGGTGAAAAGAAAATTGCAGCCACATCTGGTGGTGCAAGATTTGAATTAAGTTATGACCCAAGTAGAGACATTCGTGGGGACTACACAGTTCAAGTTCGTTATGGTTTGATGTCAGGACTTGACCCAAGTAGAGCATTAATCTTCTCATTACAAGCACTAGGTGCAGATTTAATATCAAGAGACTTCGTAATGCGCGAACTTCCTTGGTCAATGAACGTAGGCGGAGAACAACAACAAATAGATGTTCAACGTATGCGTGATAACTTAAACGCATCAGTTGCTTCACTAGCACAAGCAATTCCACAATTAGCAGCACAGGGACAAGACCCAAGTCAACTTGTTAATAACATCGCTGAGGTTATAAAGGAAAGACAAAAAGGTACAAACATCGAAGATGCTGTACAAAAAGTCTTTGCCCCAGAACCAGCCCCTCAAGTTCCCCCTGCTGAGATGACTGCTCCTGGCGAGCAACCTGTCCCTGTTGCTCCAGTTGAAGCGCCTCCAGGGGGTCCTTCTCCAACAGCACCAGAGCAAGCGTTACAAATGCAAGGACAAATGGATATTCAAGCATTACTAGGACAATTATAAATTTAAGGAATTTAAATGGCTAACGAAGTAGTCTCAGGCGTAGGTAGAAACGCCAAACGTACTGATAGAAATATTTCTAGCCGTACAACTCAGCCTATTCGTGAAATGAAATCACAAAAGTACGGCGAAGGTAAAGCATTACTAGAACAACAAAGAATAAGCCCTATGGCTGGAAGTGTTAAAACACCTAAGATTGAAACAGCAACTGCTGCTCCTAAAACTCCTGTTGTTCCACTAACTGCTGAAACGCAATATCCTGACCAACCTGCTGAAGTAGGTTTACCATTTGGTGAAGGACCAGGACCAGAAATCTTTGGCAACCTTAATCCAGAACCAGAAACATTAACAGATATTTTAGGACGTATGGTTAACGCTGATGCTTCAGGAGAAGTAAAAGCAATTTACGAAAACGCCTTATTACAAGGACAGTAATGGCTGATAATAAAGAAATACAAGATTATTCAGCAGAACTGTATAAAACTGTAACTAAGTTTAGCCCTACCCCTGCTCAAACTGCTGAACTTAATGGTTGGGCTGGTATTCAAAATGTTAATCAACGTTTATACAGTTTCAACGACCCTATCTTAGCAAATAAAGAATTTAACAAACTTGATAAGAATATTCAAGACATTATTGCTCAACAGAATCCTAATGCACCTTTTTTACCTCAACCAGAAAAAAAAGGTTTCATTAAGCAATCATTAGAAGGTTTAAGAAGTTACGCTAACTTAATTACTGGCGTATATCGTGGTGCTAAGTTTGCACAACAAGAAAAGATTTCATTCTCTAAAGCCTGGGATATGACAAAAGGCAACGGAGAAGCATTTTTTGATAGGGACCGTGTACAAAAAGTTGATGCTTTTTATGCACCTGCAGTTGCTAAAGTTGCCAAGATGGCATCTATGGGTAAAAGTTCTGGAGAAATACTAGCCAACATTAATATGGCTAACGCTGCAGAAGTACAAGCATATCAAGATTACCTTGATGTTGAAAATAATAAAACAATGCAACAGGCTCTTGGCGATTACAATATGGCTAAGATTTCTCTTGGTAGAGATATTGCTTATGACATCTTTGGTCTTAGAGTTAAACCAGGCGAATACGGAACTGCTAAACGTACAGCCTTTGGCGTTGTATCTGCTGTTGGTGATTTAGCAAACAATATTATATTTGACCCACTAACTTATGTTGCTCTTCCTTTTCAAGTAGCAAAGATTGGTGCACTGGGAGTAACTCGTGCAGCAACACTTGGTGGTTTAGGAAGAACCATTACTGGTGAAGCAGCCTTAAGTGCAAAGATTTCAGATGCTTTTACTCATCCATTATTTGGAAAAGCAGTAACTAGATTTTATGATAACATTGGTGCTCAAGTAGAGCGTCTTGCTAAGGGAACAGAAGAAGAAGCAAACCAGGCTTTTGGTATTATCAATAGACAATTTGGCAAAGACATAAGACCTGATGTAGTTCAGGCTATGGTTAAAGCAAAAGTATTCAATGCTGATGCTGCTAAGAAATTTTTTCAAGATGCAGAAAACTTTAGTTTACTTACTAACGGTAAAAAAGTATTAGGTAAAGACGTTATTCCTACCTATAGCATTTTTCGTGGGTATAAAAACGAAATTAAAAATGCTATGCTTAGAACAACAGGGATTAGCACAACTAAAAAAGGTGCTACTGCTGCAGGGATAACTAGCGAAACATTATTAAAAACTATTGCTAGACCAGATTTTCTTCAAGATAAAGTAGCGCAAGAACAATTAACTGCAGCAATTAAAGATTCTGCTAGCAAAGCAAGTAGATTTGCACGCTTTATTGAGATAGCCCCTAGTGCAAAGACTATTAAAATTGCTAGATATATTGGTCCAGACGGTAAAGAAGTAGACGAAGGCTTAAAATCCCTTAAGGATGTTATATCTTTAGGTCGTATTGCTGGTATGTCTCGTCCAGATGCTGATGAACTAGGTAGATTATGGACAACTGCTAGTGTTGCTCAACGTAGAAACATTCATAAAGGTTTAGTATTTGCAATATCTGATGAACTTGGATTATTCCAAGGTATGGATAGTGCCAGAATAATGAATAAACTTGACAAAATTGCAGGAACTCAAGAATACGCATTAGAACAAAACATAGATGCTGCATTGTATAAATCAATGCCAGAAGATATGCGTAAATTTCTTGATAATGCTTATAGGTCTACTGGTGGCGTATTAAAAACTATTAAAAGCACAGGAAGACCAATTACTTTTAACCCTGGAAAGTTAGGTTCTGATAGGGCTGCTGCAGCGATGGAGCATCAATTATCTTTTGAACTAAACACTCCAGACCTTCGTGCTATTCGTTCTGAGGTTTATAGTGCTAGAGGGGCTAAGATTCGTTCTCTTGGTCAAGTGTTTAATAATAAATACGCTGATGCAGTTGTAAGTACTTGGGCTTTTTTAACACTTGTCCCACGTTTAGGTATTCGTTCTGCTATTGAAGAAATAGGTGTATTTGGTTTAGTTACCACACCTAAAACATTAGTTAACTTAATACGTTATGGTTATCCAACTAGCCGCGCTGGAAGAATAGTTAAAGATTCTGATGCTAAGTTTTTTGATAGTAAAGGCGTTGGTGGTCCTACTCGTGTTTACTATGCTATGTTTAAACCAAATCTTACTAAAGAGATTAAAGAAAGCATTGACAAAGATTCAAGCATAGAAAACGTAGCCCTTCAAACCAATGTTGCTATACAAAAAGGTAGATTTGGATTTAATCGTTCTTTAGACCAACAATTTACTAAAGATACTGAAGATTTAGTTAGATTTGGATATGATTCAACTGGCTATAAAGAAGCAACTATGTCAGTTACAGCATCAACAGATATTAGTGGTGCTGCTGCCAAGGGATATGGCGCTGGAGCAGTTGTAATACCAGAACAAGGTCCTTCTTTAGCCTTTAGTATGAATAGAAAAAAGTTTGAGAAAGAATTTACTTCAGAAGGTCCTGCTGTAGAAATTAAACTACAAGACCAACCAGATGCTTACTATATGGCTCTTGGTGTTGAAATGTTTAAACGTGCAGGAGTAGCAGGTAATACATCTAAACTTGCAATTAAATATATTGATAACCCTAAAAAGGCTATCGAGGAAATACGTAAAGAATTAGATAAGAATACAACTTTAGCAAGCGCATTTACTAATAACGTAGATGCTAACGTTACTAATAGTCAATTAGCATCATCTATTTACTTTGCTACTCGTCAAACCTTTACTAATGCAAAAGGTGAAGTTAACCCTGATTTAGTTAAACTTGTTTACACTAGAGGTAAAGACAAAAACGGTAAGATAGTTGACAAGTGGACTCCAGATATTGATATGGAAAAACTGCGTCTAATGAAAGGCAAAGACCTTCCTGTTACTGTCTTAAGTCAAAAGTGGATTCCTATTGCTGAAAATCAAGGTGGATTGATTGATGCTATAAATAGAAAAGGCTATGCCTGGATGGACCGTCAAATATCCACAATGACCAGGGAACCTATCTTTACTGCTAACTATCATACTTATCGTAAAGAGTACAGAAACTTAGAAAACATAAAGCGTAATACCTTAATTAAAAATGGTATGAGTCCAGAGGCTGCAGATAAAATTGCTAGAAAGTATGCTAGTGATTTAGCAACAGATGCAGCAGGTAAGCGTACATTAGACTTTGTTGATAATCCATTAATTAGAACTAATCTTGCATTTGGATTACGTAACTTTGCTCGTTTTTATCGTGCAACAGAAGACTTCTGGAGACGTGCCTATAGAATAGGTACTCAGCAAACAGATGCGATTATTCGTTTAAGATTAGCAACTCAAGGTTTAGAACACTCAGGCTTTATTTATGAAGACGACCAAGGCGAATTATACTTTGTATTTCCTGGTGATGATATAATTTATAATGCTATATCCATAGCACATAGATTTATTGATGGTAAATCAAATCTTAAATTACCACAATCATTACAATTTAGTGGTAAAGTTAAGTTCTTATCACCATCATTAGACCCACAATCAGCAATACCTACATTCTCAGGTCCACTTGCTGGTATCTCAATGGTTGTTTTACAACAACACGCACCTAATTTTTGGGGCATTAGAGATAGATTACTTGGTGTAACTCTTGGCGAAATGAGCAAGAACGCAACATATAAAGATGTTATTCTTCCTCCAGTTGCCAAACGTATTATGTCATTTATGTCTCCTAACGATGTTAACGGTGAAATGGCTTCTGCTCAAAGACAAGCCTATGCTTACCTTGTTGCAAATGGTGAAGGTTTAGACATAGGTGCTACACCTGAAGAAAAACTAGAATTTCAACAAAACTTAGAAGCACTAGCATCTAACATATTAACTACAAGATTTGTATTAGGTTTAGTATCTCCAGTTGCATTAAGTGCGTCTGCAGGTAAAGACGTTAGCGCTACACTAAAAGATTTAGGTAACGTTAACTTTAAATCTGAATTTTATAAAACAGTAGAAGAACTAACCCTTCAAGGTTCAACAGACCCTTGGGGTGAAGCCAATATGAAATGGGCTAAGGCTAAGCCAGGTGTACTTGCTTACACAATAGCCCAGACTGAAAGAAATACTATTGTTGGTCTTCGTCAAACTACAGATGCTATTGCTTGGTTACGTAAGAATGAAGCATTAGTTAATAAATATCCAGAGGGTTCTGCTTTCTTTGTACCTAATACAGGTACATTTGCTATTGATGAATCTAGATTCTTCCAAAGAGAAGGATTTATTGACAAGATTCCAGTAGAAGAATTTATGACTAAAGTAACTGCTCAAGAACAATTGAATGAATACTACGCTAAACGCGATGAATGGGATTCAAAGATTGAAAATGCACCAGAAAGTATACGTGCAGTTATCCGTCAGCAAAAGACTTTAGATATGCAAGAGTTTACTAAAGGTAAATACTACTTGCAAAAAGCACTAGAGAATTATGGAAGCGCTGCAGATACAACTGCTGCTTGGGAAGAACTTGTCAGAATGATTGACAATGGTGATGTTCCTAAGACTCCAAATTCACAAAAAGTTGTAGATATAGTTAATCTTGTACAACAAGCAAATAACGCTACAGCGATGATGTTTGATGGAACTGTAGATGCTTCTCAACGTAGAAGTTTAATACGTAATAACGCTATGCAACAAGCATTAGAGATTGCTGCAAATGATGCAGGTCTTATAAGAATCATTAATACTGTTGTTAAGAAACAATTAGGAGTTTAATAAGTGGCATATGACGCACCTTTAGGTGAGGAAACCGTACAGGAATCTGCAGGTAATGCAGGTCAATTTTATAGGTCAAATGACCCTACTAATGCTTACTATAAAGTATATGATTCTACATCAGGTCAATATGTTTGGCAGAAAACAGATGATTTTTTAAGAAGTTTATATGCTAACCCAAATGCTGTTAAAGCAATTAAACAACAACTTGGCTATGACATTATTGATGCTTCTATTAACCCTGATTTCTTAAAAGATGTTGAAAAGGTTCAGGGTAGTTTATCATCTGTAAACAATAGATTAGAAAAAATTGGTGAAGGTGGTTGGAGTTTATTTTCATATCTTGGTCAAACAAAGACTAAAGGTGGAGCAACTTCCACTGCAACAGTTACTGATAAAAATAGGGCTGCTCAAGAACTATTAGATACTGCTAAAGATTATCTTGGTTCTGGTATTGCTATAAATAAAGCAGACATTAAAGCATATGTTAATGAACTTAATTCTTTAGAACGTAAGCGTCCAACAATATCTAGAACTGGCGAAACTATTGCTGGTGGATTAACTGCTGATGAGAAAGAACAACTAGCACTTAAGTATATTGGTAAGTATGTTACTGCTGAAGGTATTAAAAATGTTGGTGGCGCTTTAGGAAGTAACTATAGAACTATTAATGCTCTTGCAAGTAACTATGGTATTCAACTTGATAAAGCAGGATTACGTAGTTTAGTTCTTGATAGTGTTAGTTCTAAAAATGGTTTAGAAAACGTACAAACTAAAATCAATAACCTTGCTAAAGTTAAATACAGAGCATTAACTCCATATTTAGAACAAGGATTAACTGTTAAAGATATTGCTAATGAATATGTTGCTAAGAAAGCACAGTTATTAGAACTTAATCCTGCTGGAATTAGAATAGATAATGACCCAGATATTCAAGGTGCTTTAACTGGAGACGCTTTAGTTCCTTTATATCAGTTTGAAAAATCATTACGTAATAACCCACAATGGCAATATACTAACAATGCGAGAGAAGAAGCATCTAACTATGCTCTTACTATTTTGCAAGATTTTGGATTGATGTAAATGGCACCTAAAAAAGTTCCTGGTCCAGCATTACCTACTCCTCCTAAACCACCTGCTCCTAAAGCCGTTCAACAATACGCAACACCTGCTGGTCCAAAGGTTCCTACAACTCAACCAGGTGTAATGGGTTCATCTTACGTTCCTGGTAGAACTACCACTACTGCAACAACTACTGCACCTAAACCAGTTACTAAAACTACAACTCCTAAAACAGATAAATCTAAAACTGGTTTAACTCCTGACCAACAAAGAATTGCAGATTTAGAAAGACAACTCAGCGAAAGACAAGTTGCTGCTGTAGAGGACCCAACGCTTCAGTATCAAAGAGATATAGAAGTAGCAAATCGTAAATCTGCATTTCAGATACTTGCTGATGAATTTACCCAACGTGGTTTACCAACACTTGCTGCTGAAGTAGAAAGATTTATGAAAGAGGGATTAACCCCTGCTGAAGCCAGAATTTCTATACGTAATACTCAAGCGTATAAAGAAAGATTTAAAGGTAACGAAGGACGTATTAAAAAAGGTTTAGGAGTTTACCAGCCTGACGAATATCTTGCAGCAGAGGAAACATATCGTAATCTTTTACTAGCAAATAATCTTCAAGACCTTGTTAGCAAAAATACAACTGATGCTTTTATTGCTGGTGCAGTATCTGCACAAGAAGTACAAGACAGAATCCAAAACGTATTCAATAAGATTGATAATGCTGACCCTACATTAAAAGCACAAGTAAACCAATACTTTAGTAACTTTGGTGTTGCAGACCCTAACTTACAACGTACACAATTAGCATCTGCTTTACTAACTGGTGAGACTTCATCAATGGCATTAGAACGTCAATTAAAGAAAGCACAATTACGCGCTGGTGCTGCACTTGCTGATGTAACAATTGCTGAAACTGGCGTTGAATCACTACAGAAGCAATTAGAAGCACAAAATGTATCTGATGTTTATGGTGTTGCTAAGACAGGATTTAGTACACTTGCTCAAACCCAAAGAGAAGCCGAAAGACTTGGTGGAATATACGGTACTGAACAAGCACCGATGGCAGAAGAACTTCAACAAGAAGCCTTTTTTGGTTTACAATCACAAAGACGTAAAAAATTACAAGAGAGAGAAAGAGCCACATTTGGTGGACAAGCAGGTATTTCAACTGCTGGTCTAGCCAAAGGTACATCAGGTTCGTTCTAACAATAGACCCTCAGTAGGACCCACCAGCCCCTACGAGAGTAACAAGACTGGCAGCAAGAGCCACAGAGAATTACCCCAAATTTAACGTGAGGCTTGCGACTAACAACAAAAGAATGGGAGCGTTGCGATGAGCAACAACTATCAAGACTGGGAAGATGACGAAGAAGATGTTATCCCTAGTCAACAATCAGAAAGCGATTTATTAAAACAACTTCGTAAGGAGTTAAAGAATAAATCAAAGATGCTTTCCGAAATGGAAGGACAACTTTCTTCGATTAAGACTGAGCAACGTCAAAACGTTATTAAGTCAGTTCTTGAAAGTAAGGGCGTTAGCCCAAAGATAGCCAAATTTATTCCAGCCGATATTGATGCTTCACCTGAAGCAGTAGATAATTGGATTTCGGATAATGCTGATGTCTTTGGTTTAACAGTACAAACGCCCGCTGATGTGAAGCCAGATTTGGCAACACTTAGACAAATTGATGCTGTTACATCTAATGCCCAGTCTCCTGCTGGTGTGGATGATTTATTTTTGAGATTACAAAATGCAGAATCTGCTGATGAAATCACAAATATGATTTTCCAACAAGGCGGAGAGATTTAGGCTTAACTACTAACTAAGGAAATAAACCGAAATGCCTAACGTATATACAGCGTTATCTGGCGGAACAGCAACAACAAACGGTGGTCTTGGTGGCGGTCAATATACAAGTGCTGACAACGTAGGTACCTTTACACCATCTAATGGTGCAGGTCTCGTACAAAAAGCATATGACCGTCTAGTTGAGTTCGCACTTCGCTCTCAACCATTACTACGTTCAGTCGCTGACAAACGTCCAGCACGCCAATCAATGCCAGGTTCATCTGTAGTATTCCAAATCTACAGCGACCTAAGCAAGGCAACAACTGCCTTGTCAGAACAAGTTGACCCAGATTCAGTAGCAATTGGTACACCAACTGCAGTAACTGTTGTTCTTAACGAATACGGTAACGCAGTTCTAACCACACGCAAACTGCAATTAATGTCACTTGCTGAAGTTGACCCAGCGATTGCAAATATCGTTGCGTTCAATATGGCAGATTCCATTGACGAAATTGTTCAAACAGAACTTCGCGCTGGAACAAACGTAATCTACGCAAGCAACGCTTCAGGAACTCGTGCAACAGCAACAACTAACGTTACTGGCGCACATACCTTGAAAGCAGCAGACATCCGTCTAGCAGTTGCTAAATTGCGTGCAGGAAAAGCAGTTGCTCGTAAAGGCAGCCTATACTGGTGTGCAATACACCCAGAAGTTTCACACGACCTTCGTGCTGAAACAGGTTCTGCTTCTTGGAGATTGCCACACGAATACCAATCAAATGCCGAAATTTGGGCAGGAGAAATTGGAACATTCGAAGGTGCATACTTCATCGAATCACCACGTATGTACAACGCCACCGATGGTGGTTCAAGTGCACGCGTGTTCCGTACAATCCTTGCTGGTCAACAAGCACTTGCTGAAGCAGTTGCTGAAGAACCACACGTAGTGATTGGAAACGTAACTGACAAATTGATGCGCTTGCGCCCAATTGGTTGGTACGGAGTATTAGGATTCAAGCGTTATCGCGAAGAAGCCTTATACAGAATTGAATCTTCATCCAGCATTAACGCTGCATAGTTAGATTCATTTAACGGTAGCCCTCGCGTCAAGTGGGGGCTACTCTTATTCAAAGGATTTTAAATTGCCAATATTTTTTCCACCCACAGTTGAAGAAGGACCAGCAGGTTTTGGTCTATTCTATCGTTACAAGTTAACTCGTGGTATTAGTGTATTAAAAATTGGTAATAAGTATTACAAGTTAAGAGTTCCATCAACAGACCAAATAGATTCTGCTAGTGAGTACTATGCAGGAGGGCACGAATATGATGTCACACAAGCACAAAAGACTGCACTTATTAACGCTGGCATCGGCATTACTGAAAGTAACTTTGAAGGATGATAAACAATATTCTAGTCGCAGGTGCGACTGCAAGTGCGCTTGCTTCTGTATATTTTGTGATTGCCCCTTCTCTGAGAAAGATTCGTTCTATGATGGAATGGTTGGAAAAATTTCGCCGCGATTGGGAAGGCGAGCCTGGTGGTCCAGGTAGAGACCCTGTTCCAAGTGTAATGGAAAGATTAAATAGACTTGACGGTGAATTAAGTCATAATGGTGGTTCATCTTTAAAGGATGCCATTGATAGAATTGAGAAAGTGTTAGGGACCAAGAATGAGTTTACACAGAATTAGAAAACATCCAGAGTTCATTGAAGGATGTTTTGGTTGCAAGGCTTCTACTGTTGATTTGAACGCTGGAGAAGCATCCACTAGATTGACAATGTCAGCAAAGAAGTGGGATAACGAACTTGCGTTGTATCGTTCGGCTAGGGCACAGGGTATTCAACCTGATACCACTAAGACGAAAGATATTCGTAAGGCAATAGATATATCAAACAAAACTGGAAGAGCATACGGAGCATAATATGATGTACGGTAAAAAAATGCCTAAAGGCAAAAAAATGATGGATATGAAAAAAGCCGATATGAAAAAGAAGAATATGGCTAAGATGAAAAAAATGGGTAAGAAGAAATAATGAAGGCTAAAAAAGGTATGGGTTTTAAGGCTGCCCAAAAGGGTATTGCTAAGAAACAAGGTGTGAGTATGAAATCTGCTGGCGCAATTCTTGCTGCTGGTGCACGTAAGGCTTCACCTGCTGCTAAGAAAGCAAATCCTAATTTAAAAAAAGTTAAAGGAAAGAAGAAAAGATAATGTGCGCAACTTGTGGATGTAACTATCCTAATCTAGAACACGCTATGGCTAACGCTAAAGGTAATAACCCAATGGGTATGCCAATTGCACCAAAGCCATCAAGCATTGAAAAAGCAGTTCCAAAAAAACCAAAGGGTAAATAACTATGGCAAAGATTAAAGTTAAACAATCAACAATTGATGAAATTAAAAAAATGGGTATGAATAAGGCTCTTAGTGCTGCAAAAACTCGTAAGAGTGCAGAATACCAAGAAGCAGTAAAACGTATGTACGGAGCAAAAAGAGTAGCCAAGGCTACTGCTGGTGCTTCTCGTTCAACCCAACCTGTTGGTGGAGTTATGGGAACCAAAAGGGCTAGAGTTATGGCTGGTCCTGTAAAATCAACTGTAAAGAAAGTTGCTGCTAAACGTTCTACTGGTGCTGTTCAACAAGCATTAGCAGCAAGAGCACCTAAAAGTAAAATGTTTAGTAACTTGGGTGCAGGAGTTTCTGTTCCAAGAAATATGCAACCAAAACGTGCAAAGAGTGGTAAAACTTTTAAACAAAAGTTTAACACAAAGACTAAGAAATTCGGAACACCTAACTAAATGGCTAAATCACCTGCTTGGACACGTAAAGAAGGAAAGAACCCTAAAGGCGGACTAAACGCCAAAGGTCGTGCTTCATACAATAAAACAACTGGTGGGAATCTTAAACCTCCTGTCAAAGCAGGTCAAGCCAAAAAATCACCTAAATCTGCAGCAAGACGTAAGTCTTTTTGTAGTCGTATGTGTGGTATGAAGTCTAAACGTACTTCTTCTAAAACGGCGCGTGACCCTAATTCACGTATAAACAAATCTTTAAGAGCGTGGGACTGTAACTGCAGATGAAAAAGAAAGCATTTTGGGATAAAAAGAACCCTAAGAAAACTTCTAAGAAACTAACTCCAACACAAATTAAAAGTGCTAAGGCTCGCGCTAAGGCTGCTGGTAGAAAGTATCCAAACCTAGTAGATAATGCTGCTGTGGCAAGAAAGAAGAAATAATGTCAGGTAGATACAATATGGTCTGTGACCAAGGTTCTACTTTCAGTTTAACTTTCACAATTAAAACTGATGGTACTCCTTGGAACTTAGTTGGCAACTATACAGGTAAAATGCAAGTTCGTTCTTTTCTTAACGCTAGCACTGTTCTTATTGAATTAACTACTGCTAATAGTAGAATATCTTTTTCTTCAAATGGTACTGTAACTTTATCTTTAACAGCAGCGAACACTACTGATTTACCTGCTGGTCGTCATACTTATGATTTAGAATTAACTGAAACTGCTAACAGTGTTGTCACTAGGGTTCTTGAAGGAAAATTTGTTGTCAGAGGAGAGGTCACTCGCTAAATGGCAACTGAGATTACAATACAAGAAACTATTAGTGAGGTCAGTGTTACTGACCCTAATAA